AAGTCAAAGCCCAAGCCCAAAGCCATACCGGCCAAGTCCACACCAGCAAAGGCTAAGTCAAAGGCTAAGTCAAAGGCCAAGTCAAAGGCTAAGCCCAAGTCAAAGCCCAAGCCCAAAGCCATACCGGCCAAGTCCACACCAGCAAAGGCTAAGTCAAAGGCTAAGTCAAAGGCTACGTCCAAGTCAAAGGCAAAGTCCACACCGGCCAAGTCAAAGCCCAAGGCTACACCGGCAAAGGTCAAGAAAAAACCAGGTCCGCAGAAGGGCCAGGGAGGGCGTCCACCGAAACTCGTGGAAAATGCTGAGGTGCTGAGCCAGGTAGAGGCCATGGCTGGGCTCGGTTTGACGATGGAGCAAATAGCATCTGTGCTCGGGGTCGGAGAGCGAACACTGCATACATACAAGGCCTCGTCAGAAGAACTTTCAGCAGCCTATCAAAAAGGCCGAGCAAGAGGGGCCATTTCCGTCGCGTCCAGCTTGCGTACCCAAATCACAGCTGGTAATGTGACAGCAATGATTTTCTATCTCAAAACCCAATGCCGATGGAAGGAACCCCCGCGCGAGATATCCGGCCCGGACGGCGGCCCCATCGAGCATAAGCACGGCCTGAGTGATGAAACAGCGCTTGCAATCCGCAAAAAGGTTCTGGGGATAGACGAATGATCGTGAAGGATTCCATGATGCGACCAGAAATGTCCAGGTGGTTGAAAAGCGAATATGACGGTGAGCAGGCCGAAATAGTTGGCGCAAAGGAACTGTTTAAAAAATTGTTTAGCCCGCTTTATTCCCGTGGATGTGATAGGACAAGACCGACAAATACTATTTCTATTGGGAAATTACATGTGGCGATTCGACGGATGCAAGGATATACACTGAAGGACATTGCAGCAGAGTACGGAGTAACACAAGAACGAATAAGGCAGAAGGAATCCAGCGCAAGAACTGGATTAAAAAAGAGGTTGTTTCTATTGGCTGTCAGAGAAGATTTACGACCTAGTGATAAGTGGAAAATGCGCTACAAAACAGACCTTCAACGCAGAAGGGAAAAACATGACAAAGGCATGATGCGTGAGAAAGCAATAGAAGAGTTGCTGCTTTTTTTTGATTGGAACGAATCACTACGCATCAGGGCTGAGTTGTTAGGAATGTCTAACAATGATATAAAAGAACAGACAAGAGCATTCAAGTACATAGTATCAACTGGGGTCAACGTCAAATGTTGTATGAGGTGTATAGATAAAGCGAGAAATGCCGAGAGACAAGCAAGCGCAGAAAAGATTAATGTATTAAAAAAAGAGATAATGGGACTAGTTGGCGTAGACGAATTTCTTCGACTTGGCGTGTTCCGCGACTCGCTTGCAGAGCTGCGCTACAGGCTGCATTGGGTCAAGAGGCAACCGCACGAGCACGAGCACGAACACAAGCAGGGGCTTGCTGATAAACCGGGGATAGACAGATGACCACCCCGGATGCCATACTGCTCCCCTACCAACGACGGTGGATGAAGGACAAATCTCAGGTACGGTTGTGGGAGAAGAGTAGGCAGATAGGGGCGTCGTGGTGTGCTGCCTGTGAGGCGGTGCTCGGGTCGGCGGTGGCCAGCGGTGAGGACAGCTGGTATATCGGGTACAACCAAGAGATGGCTCAGGAGTTTATCTCTAACGCCGCCATGTGGGCAAAGAGCCTGAGCCTTGCTGCATCGGAGGTGCAAGAGAGCATTATTGCAGACGAGCGTCAGGACATCCTTATCTATGAGATCAAGCTCGCCAGCGGCCACCGCGTCAAGGCCCTAAGTAGTAGACCAACCAGTTTGCGGGGCAAGGGCGGGTATGTCATCATTGACGAGGCGGCACACCACGACGACCTGCCAGGCTTGATTAAGGCCGCAATGGCGTTCCTGATCTGGGGTGGCCGTGTGTCAATCCTGTCGACCCACAACGGCGTTGACAGTGAATTCGACAGGCTCATTACGGAGACGAAAAAAGGCCGGCAGGACATCAGCTTGCATAAGACGACGTTCCAACAGGCGGTCGAGCAGGGCCTGTACCACAGGATATGCCAGCGCCGTAAGGTTGATTGGACCGCCAAGGGCGAGGCCGAATGGGTTGAGTTCATCTATAACCTCTACAGTGAAGGTGCCGATGAAGAGCTCGACTGCATTCCTGCGAAGTCGGGCGGTGCCTACCTGCCCGTAGGGCTCATCGAAGAGTGTATGTATCCGGCGCCTGTATTGCGCTATGAGGTGGAGACCGAATTTACCTGGAAGCCGGAGGCGTACAGGGTCGCCGAGTGTGATGCGTGGTGCCGTGAGAAGTTGCTGCCGCTGATTGTCAAGCTGCCACAGCAACACATGCACGCCTTCGGTGAGGATTTCGGGCGCACCGCTGACATTACGGTCCTGGCGCCAGTGACCATCGAACAGAATCTGGTGCGCCGTGTACCGTTTCTGGTGGAGCTCAGGCGGATGCCGTTTCAGCAGCAACAGCAGATTGTATTTTATCTGCTGTCGAAAATCGAGCGGTTCGCAAAAGGCTGTTTTGACGCAACGGGAAACGGGCAGCAACTGGCAGAGGCTTCGGCACAGAAATTTGGCCTGTCGAGAATCGAGCAGGTCCACTTGACCGACAAGCTATATGGTGAAATGCTCCCGCTCTTCAGAGGGTCGCTCGAGGACAGAACTTTTCTGGTCCCATCGGACTCAGATGTCAGGGATGACCTGCGGGCATTTCAGATCATCAACGGAACCCCGCGACTTCCCAAAGCCAGGACGAGCAAGGCTCATACCCCCCAGCGCCACGGAGATGCAGCCATCGCTCTTGTCCTTGGGCACTATGCTAGTATGCTGGACTATCGGGCCCTAGAGTACCAGGCGGCTGGACAGCAGAAAAGACACAATAACGACGGAGCTCAACGGCCCGTCCAGGCGACCGCGGGATTCCGGTCCCGCAAGGGGATTTGGTGATGCCAACTCTTTACGATCAATTCGGGCGACCAATAAAAGCCGACGACCTCACCCGGGAGATCGCCGAGGCGACTCTCACGGGCGTGCGCAATATCTGGCACGAATCCGTGGCCATGGGGCTAACACCCAGCACGTTGGCCACCATCCTGACCAACGCTGCCGCCGGCGACATGGACGCCTACTTGACCCTGGCCGAGGAGATGGAAGAGCGGGACATGCATTATGGTAGCGTACTCCACACGCGCAAAATTGCCGTGTCGAAGTTGAAGCTCCAGGTGACGGCACCAACTGAGGACCCGCTGGACATCAAGATTGCCGATGAGGTCCGGGCCATGCTGCATGACAGATCGACTGGTCAGTTCACGCTCAGCGTGCTGGACTTGCTTGACGCCTTCGGTAAGGGGTTTTCGGCCATCGAAATTGAGTGGGACAAGTCAGAGAGGCAGTGGAATCCGAAGGAGTACAAGCATCGCGATTCGCATTTTTTTCAGTTCGACCGCGTTACAGGCAGCGAGTTGAGAATTCGTGACGAGGCCGACATGGTCGATGGCCTTGCACTTCCGCCGTATCGGTTCATCGTCCACTATCCGAAAATAAAGACCGGAATACCGATTCGTGGTGGCTTTGCCCGCCTGGTTGCATTCGGGCACATGTGCAAAAGTTATGCACTCAAGGATTGGGTGGCGTTCGCCGAGGTGTTCGGCATGCCGATCCGGGTTGGCAAGTATGGTGCTGGGGCGAGCACAGCCGACAAGGCCGCGCTACTGACAGCCGTGGCAAACATCGGCACAGACGCTGCGGCCATCATGCCTGACAACATGGTCATTGATTTTATTGACGCCAAGCGGGAAGGTGGCGGGGCAGCGATATTCGAGAAGCTGGCAGGCTACCTTGACAAGCAGACCAGCAAGGCGGTGCTGGGCCAGACAATGACCACTGATGATGGCTCAAGCAAGAGCCAGGCTGAGGTGCACGACAAGGTCCGCGATGATATTCGTGACGATGATGTGCTCAATGTGTCTGAGACGATCACGAAGCAACTCGTCATCCCATGGGTGATACTGAATCACGGAGCACAGAAGCGTTACCCGAACGCCGAGTTGGTCGTTGAGCGTCAAGAGGATTTAGGCGCGTTTTCCGATGCTGTCGCGCCGCTGGTTGACCGTGGCCTACCCGTAGAGGTCTCGCAGGTGCTTGACAAATTCGGTATTGTGGAGCCGGCAAAGGGCGCCGCCATCCTACAGCCGGTAGGGGCCGGTAGAGACAGTGGCCCTCAGGACGGTAGTGGGCCTGGAGGAGCCCCCCAGGATGGGAGCGGCCCAGGTGGCGCAGATGCCAAC